GATGTAGTTGATAGCTCCTTAAACCTTTCTCAGTTCGGACATAGTTTCTGTCTATCTGGGCGAGGCCACGGGAGGAAAAACAGAGTTCTAAGGGGCTCGACAAACAGAGCTGCCAGACGTGCAGAGGCAGCGTCTAAACGTAAGGGGGTAAAGTAATGGCTTATGCTTTGTTTGTTAACAACGGCGACGAGTGGGAGCTCGTCGCCAAAAATAAGAAAAAGAAAAATTTACAATTTCATTTTTATTATGATTATAATGGATACAAGCACCCAAAATTTAAAAGATACTATAATAAAAGTGATGGTAGAATTATCGAAACTGACGGGTCAGATAAAGAAATAAATGAGGCAATACAAAAACTTAATAAAAAAAATAACACCGACCCGTAAATTTTAATATTTTGTGTGGTAAGATAAAATTAGTCATAGGGAGATTTTGAAATGACCACAAGTAAAGCTAATAAACACTTCACGCCTATTAACGGTAACGCAGCAAGAGTAGTGTTATCGAAGGGTGTACACTTCAAGCCTAAGAGGCAGTTTAGAAACGTCTATAAGGACCCAATTTATTTTCGTAAGGTAGACCCGTTTGCAGTGGGCTCAGAGAAAAAACTCTATAAGGAAATGGTTGGCAAACAATTCGGACGCATAACAGTTCTAGGCAGAGACTTAAAAGCAAAGAAAAATTGCAACGGTACAATGTGGGTTTGCAAATGTGCGTGCGGAAATTTTTTGATGCTAAGATCAAAACGAATTAGAAAAGGTGAAAGTCAGGACAGGTGCAACGAGTGCCTGTACATACAAGAACTGCGAAATAGAAAATAATTATGTTTTTTAATAAAATAAAACCGATTGTCTTAAATGTTTATATGCCTGAAGAGCTTGAGGGGTATGACGTTGTTTGCAAAACAGGCAACGATAAAAAACCTTTCATGAGGCCAAATAAAAATAAGTTTGGTGACATATCGTCTTGCTTTGGATTAGTCGAAATGCAGAAGCGCTCATTAACTATAAAAGCATGGCAACAGATAGACGTTATACAAGACGATAATCAAATTAAGTTTGAGCCTGCTAACGATCAATACTTTGGCAGTGAATTGCACACGCATCAAACGTGTGGATTTGCAGAAAAAGAAAACATCGAGGTTATTAAGATAGCGCCGCCCATAGCTATAACGTGTAATGAAAGTATGAACTTTTTATATACGGCAAGTCCTTTTGCATATCATCCGCTTAACATCATTAGCGGCATCAATAATTTAAAGTACAACTGCCAAACAAATGTTTTTATTTATTTTGAAAAAGGTAAAAAACTTAATTACACAATCAAGCCTTTATCGCCGCTTATGCATATAGTGCCACTAAGCGACAGACCGATAAAATTAAATTACACTTATAGTTGGGAGAAAACAGTTAAAATTTTAAGCGTTAAAAAATATCAAATGTTTAAGAAAAACAAAATGTATAGAAGAATGAAATTGTAACAAATTGGTAAGCCGTGAGTGCCGGTGGTTTTGACAAAGTATTTTACACCAAACCGCGAGCAGCTAGAGCCAGTCTAATCCACTGAGTGATCTAGCACTAAGGGAGCCCTGACCTCGGCTCCCTTTTTTACACTATACCACGAATTTCACGACGCAACGGCTTGTTCCAAGCGCCCGTGGAGCTCGTACCGTAAGCCATAGTCGTATGCTGGTTAGCTAAGCACAATGCAATCGCGTCAGCCCTGTCAGGCGACGCTATGCCACGCTTCTTCATGGCTTCCTTACTTTCGACTTGCAGCTTGCCGGCGCTGGTAAAGTGATAGCGTGGAGCTGCTAACTCAGCCCACAGAGCGTCGTCACGAGGTAACTTAACGTCCATACCCTCTAACCAAGCCTTAACCTTAAACCATAGCTCAGCGCGTAAATTTAAATACGTTTCTTTTTGTAGGGCACGCTCGGACACATTTAAACCACGCGCTGGCAGGCCCAGCTCACGCAACCGGTCTAAAACGCCAGCGCCAAACCCGTTACTATCGACAATAATCTCAGCCGGCTTCTTCGAAGGCTGCATGGCGTCGTACTCAGCCTTCACAGCGCCGGTCAACTGCATCAAGTCGAGGTTACGCCAGACAGTTAACGGATGAATAACGGGTCCCTGACGCTTACACAAAACGGAGCTATCCATACCCTGACGGGCTACGTCGAGGCCCCACACGGCTACGGTATCCTCGTGGATTTTTATGTCGTTGTTCATGGCGTGGTCAATCAGAGCCACGGGAATAACTGTGTCCTCTTCGGACGGTGGAAAATTTCCAAGCACGCGCACATGATACGCCGGACTATCTTGCCCGTAGCGCTTTTCCATATCCCTGACAAAGTCGTCAGCAACGCGAGGGCTATCGACGCAGCTTACGTGCATCGTGTACCAGTCTTCCTTCAGGCGGTTGTGTGTGTCGTAAAAAAAGCCGGTGTTACGTGTGGGGTTGCCAGTCAAAACAGTCGTCGCGTTGTGTCCCGACATACTACCGCTGGCGGCCTCGAAAACGCTGGCCGGTATTCCGCTGGCTTCGTCGGCTAATAATAACACGTTATCTGAGTGCACACCGGCAAGCGCTTCCGGCTGCTCCTGTCTAGACGTCCGGCACGATATAAACGTGCTCTGTGGCTGGCTCTTGAGCTCGATACGGTCACTTTTGATTTCCAGTAAATCGTTAAATGGCTTTTTCAGACGTTTGGCTACATTTTTCATTTCTGCGAAGCAGGCGTCAAAAAGCTGGGCCGACGTGGGGGCCGTCACAACCGTTTTCGACGGTACACGCATTAAAACGTGCCATATGGCAGCCATAGCAACAGCCGTTGATTTTCCTACCCCGTGCCCAGAGCGGCAAGTGACGCGCCTAGTCTTTGGATCTGCGACTGCACGTAACAATTCCTTCTGCCAGTCGTCGGGCTCAATGCCTATAACTTCGATTGCGAACTTTACGGGGTCATTTCGGTAGCGTTTTATCAGCTCTACGAAGGGGTTATTGTTAACATTTTGTTCCATGTGATTATCCTAAAATTTTTTCACGGGATGTGTGGGGAGGACCTGTGCATTTGCGCCGGCCGGCGCTAAAAAAGGGGGGGGTTAAAATCATATATGCTGCACCGCAGAAAACATATTTTCGCATAATACATATTATGTTAATTATTGGCCTCTTTTCTCGCAGTTGCAGCATAAAATAGCTAAAAATGGGCTGAAAGTTGACATTTATGCTGCTTTGCGGCACGCGCGCGCGCCTACGCGAGTGTGATTTAGTGTGCGAAATCACCGTTCAATCTCTTCCGCTTCACCCTCGATAACATTATCTAATAGCTCCGCTGCTTGCGCGTGTAAGTCATTAACACTTATGTTTATAGCCACGTCACGCTGTCGAGTATCATACTTAGAGTTAAGCTTACTTGCCATCCACTTATCAGTATCAACCTTTAACCTCGACACATTAACATCTTCAGGCTGAGCGTTTTGAGCTGTGTCAACTGCACGCTCAGCATAATAGTGACCAGCCTCATTTAACGCCTGTTCATATCTACCACGTCTACCGCCAACAGCATCAAGCCACATAGCAAATAGTTTGTATCCAACATTAAACTCTTTCATCAACGTGCGAACTGAAGTGCCGGTAGAAATACGTTCCAACACTTCGTCTTCACCTATCTCTTCTATTGCTGCAATCTTAGCTTTACCTACTTTACCTACCACTTGCTATTTCTCCTGATAAAGCTGAGTAGCCACAAATATCTACCCAGTGATCTGCTTTGTCAGGCGATACTCTTATCCTAGATATTTTAAGCAACACCATCATCACAGCTACATCAACAGGTCCTATCTCATAACCAGTGTAAGCTGACCAAAGCGCAGCCGTGTTTTCAAAGTTCTCTCTTGCATCTCCATAGTCTGCATTGCGATCATTGTTAATGACCTTCATTGCTTCTTTTAGTATGTCATCTCTATCCATTACCACGGTATCTCATCCCCTAGTTCCCAATTAAATGATTTGTCTTCGCCCTCACGAATGACA